ACTAAACAAGATGGGTCACAAGAAAATTTACTTCAAAATGTTGCAAAGCTTAATGCTGTCAATGATGATCCAGCTAGATTAAATGATCGACTTGGTAAAATTTTTGAAACAGATAAACCAAGGGTTGCCTTAAAAGATTTTTTAAATGATGCATTTCCAGCAAACAGACGCATGCAAGAAATGGCTAGACCTCTTGTAGAACTTATGGCTTTTACTGGATCAAACGTAGATCAAATAAAAACACAGCTTCTTGGCATGTATGAAAATCAATACGTTAAAACAAATGGTATTGTTATTGATATCTCTGACCCAGATTTAGATAGGTCTATATTTGCACCGCATGTATTGCTTGGGTCAGATGACTTAAGATCATTTTACATAAACGGAACTACATATATAAATTCTATTTCAGACGGTGGCTATATTTTGTCTGAAAATCCAGTTGGCAAAGCTAAAAACAAAGTTGTTAGACTTTACCCTACAACAATAAATGCGGCTCAACCTGATATTATTCAATATGAATACACGATTCAGGACGGTGATGAAGAAAAGAAAAGAACTGGTCAGTTACAAACATTTCAATACATGGCAGTAACTGTTCAAGAAAATGGAGAAATAACACCAATTTTAGATAAAAGAACAGGATCACCAATTTATATTGGTACAGAAATAGCTCAAACAGAGATAATGGAAAACGCTCAAAGAGCCAAGCAAGCTGAACTTGATGAGCAAAACAGAAAAGTACAAAGGCAATTAGAAGCTGATATTGAATTTGAAAGACTTGAAGGGATTAGTTCTCCATGACAATTAACCCATGGGAAACAATGACTGGAACTACAATGGTGCCTCGTGTTGAGCGTAGAGTGCCGCTTGAGCCAGTTGATGAGCCTGAGTTTTTTGCTGATACTGTTCCAGCAGCACTTGGGTATCAATACTCACCAATTCTAAATAAAGTAAGAAATTCTGTAGTTCACGGCACTGAGGTACAGCAAGGATACAACGCGCTTGAAGACATGGATGGTTATGAAGAATACAAACATCATCTTATGAATGCTGTTAGCGAAGATCACATGCAAGATCTTAAAATGCAATTAAATGAAAATAAAAAACGCAGACAAGTTTTAGCTGACTCATCGTTCTGGGCTAACTTAGGTGCTGGCGTTTTTGATCCAATTAACTTAGTTGCTTTGCCCTTTGGTGGCGCAGCCGCTACTGTTGGTCGGCAGTTCTTGCGTACTGGTGCTGGCGTAGGTGTAACACAAGTTGGCTTAGAAGCGGCTCGTGCGCCGTTTGATCCATTGTCTACACCATCAGAAATAGCCACAAACATAGGCTCCGCTTTTGTTATAGGCGGTGCTATTGGAAGCCTTTTGTCTGTACCGGCTAGACGCAGAGGCGCAGCAATAAAAAAGACCGAAGCTGAGGTAACTGAGTTTGCAAATGAAGTAGGTGATATTACACCTGACCAAATTAGAAACATTAACAACCCAGATTACAGAACCTTTAAAGACAAAAAGCAAAGTGAATTAAATAATTTTGAAAAAATATTCCCAAAAGAACGTGACTTACTAGAATCTAAACTGCAAAAAGCTAAAGAAAAAGCAAATGTGCTTTTTAAGAAAGCAAGTGATTTGCGTGAGCAGGTTAAAAAGAATCCAGCATTAAAAGCTAAAAACACTATTTTGTACAAGAAAGCAAAAGAACAATATGATGCTGCTAATGTTCAGGTAAAGATGCTTGAAAAAGCAACCGCGCAAAAAAGAGTTGATGTTGAAAAGGTAAAAGAAGAACAGCTATTTCGCAGGGTTGAAGAGGTAAAAGACATTGGCGGCGATGTTTCAAAGCCGTTTGATTTTGCAGATAACTTCTTTACAGATTCTTGGGCTTTTAAAGGCGTTACCACAGGATTTAAAAGAGTTTTGCAAGACAAAGAAATACCACAAAGCGTAAAAAGCACTATGGTAAGATTAGCTGGTGATGCTGGTATGCTGTTTAAAATGAATCAAATGGGTTTTGCTACACCAAAATCTGTTTATCAATACGCTGAAACAAGAAACGGTGAGTGGCTGCAAGTATACACTAAGATGCTAACACAGTTTGGTGAGCATAGTGGCAAAGGTGTTACTCAAGTTGGTGATGTAAATCTTTCAAACATTGATGGCTCATTCTCTGCATATTTAAAAGAAGTTAATCGCAAATACATAAATGGCGAAGAAGCTTCCACAACAGCAGAGAAAGAATCAATACAAGCGTTACATAAATTTTATAAGACTTGGGAAGACAGGCTTGTAGAGCAAGGCATCATTGGCAGCATAAAATCTATTGAAGCCAAGATGGACAACATCAGGTTTAAAATACAACGAAAAGAAAAAACACTACTTGATGCTCAAATTAAAATAATTGAAAAAGCATTTAGCTCAGAAGAAGCAAGGCGATGGATTAGCAAACTTAGAAGAAAAAAAATTAATCAAGGTGATGTTGTGAGACTAGTTAAATCACCACTAACTGGTGAGTTGCCAAAGGGTGTTCCTGATTATCTTATTGACGTTATAAATGATTCTAATACTAGATTAAGTGCGCTTGAAGATCAGTTGTATGAACTTGAGTTTAGTATGCTTGTGGCTAAAGAAGAAAGAACATTGCCGCAAAACGAAGAGTTAATGTTTCCTCGCTATTGGAATAGAGATCAAATACGCGAAAAAAGACAAGAATTTGCTGCAATATTAAAAGAGCATTACAAAGAAAACCCTTACATCTATGAACGCAATGAAGCTGCCTTTGCAGAACGGCGCATTAGAAACATATCTGAATTAACTGATGCGGAAATACAGGCTAGGTTTGGCGAAGAGTTTAATATGGTTCGCATTACGTCTGACTTTAGGAGCGTGCAAGATGGCCCTATTGGTCAGCAAGGCGGCGGTTCGCTTGGTATGTTTGTGCGTTATGCTGATGATGGAAGACAGGAAGTGTATTTAGATAGCACTGGAATTTATCAATATTACAACGAGATAGCAGAAGCTATGAAAAATCCATCTAAAGCTTTTAAAGACTTAGATGCTACACGCTCAAAAACTTCAGAAGATTATGCCCACAGAAAATTTGTAATGCGTAACTGGAGCTTTTTTCAAACCTTTAATGATTTTCAAGATTTTGTTTTGTTTCACGAGTTGCATCACAACAAATTTAATCGGCGATCAATGGGTGTTAAGACAGAAGCAGATCAGCTTAGAATGGAAAATGCTACAGACAGGGCTGCTCTTGCATTTTTAAAAGAAAAGCTGCCAGAAATACGCGAAGGTCAGCCAGTGTATTTTAAGCGCAGGCTTGATGTTGAAGACGAGCGTATGCTTAACAAGCGTGTTGAAGACACAATAGATAATATATTAGGATTAGCTGATACTGCTAATGACATGAATGCCTATTATGGTGCTGGTAAATCTAAGCACATGCGTCACAGATCATTAGACATTCCAAATGCAAAAGTGTTTGATTTTATTCAGAATGATCCGCTTGCTGTAATGAGAGCGTATACAACTCGCGTTGCGCCTCAGTATGAGTTTTCTAAAATGTTTGGTGGCAAATCAGTAGATGAAGTCTTAGATGACATTGATATTGATATGGCTGGCAAACCTATAGAAAAAATAAATGCAGCTAGAAAAGACTTTTTGCATTTATATGATCGTGTTGTAGGCACAGTATTGCGCGAACCGCATTCATGGGATCAGCGTACAGCTACTGTACTTAGAGATTTTGCACAGCTTAATTATCTTGGCTCTGCTGGCTTTTCTACATTGCCTGACTTTGCAAAAATAATGATGGAACATGAACTTAAAGATGTGTTTAAAACTTTGTTCGCAACAATTTCTGATTCTCGCGTACGCATGTCAGCTATAGAAGGTAAATACGCTGGTGAAATAAGAGAAATTATATCAGGCGATGCTCATATGCGTCTTGTAGACGATGTAAGTAACAACCCTTTTAATGAAGGAACGTATGATAAATACATGAGCAAGCTTAAATGGGGTTTTTACCAAGCCAACTTGCTTGCGCCTATGACTAACATTATGAAAAAAATGGATGCAATTGTTCGTGGTCATTCATTAATACAAATGTCTATGCGTCTTGCTGGAAGCGGTAAGAAAGCAACTAAGTTTGAGGTTGAGTATCTTGCTCGATATGGAATCGACAAAGCAAAAGCCAAGCGCATTCGTGAGCTTGTTGATAGTAAAATTATTGATCAGACTGAAAGTGGGTTATACTTACCAAGCACAGAAAAATGGCCTGTAGAATATGACGATTTAAAGCTAGAGTTTCGTAGTTCGCTTAACAGTGGTATTATGAATACTATTCTTATGGGTACACCAGCAGATAAACCAAACATCGTTGATGGTGTAGTTTATGTGCCTTATCGCATAGCCAGACAGTTTGGCGGCAAGGAAGACCCTAAGTATCGCGGTTATTCACGCATAGAAAATGGATTGCTTGGCTTACCGTTTCAGTTCTACTCATACACATTAGCAGCGGTAAACAAGATTACAGCTTCATACGCTACAGGTCAGGCAAGAAACAGAGCAGTAGCATTAGCTGCGTCTATGGGGCTTGCATATATGGGCTTAGAGTTAAAGAACCCTGACTTTGTTATGGATAAAATGGCAATAGAAGATAAAATTGCACGTTCTTTTGATATGTCTGGTATGGCTGCTTTGTATTCAGATGGTCTTTATACCGCAATGCATACATCTATGGCTTTAGGTGGGCCTGATATATCTATGGGTTTAATTCAGCCAAAGTTTCCTCAAGAAGAAAATATTGCTGATGCAGCAGTTGGCGTATTAGGCGCAGGCCCAAGTATAGGATTAGATATTACAAGGGGCGTTGGTGAGTTTGTAAGTGGTAATTATGGTGAAGGCGCAAAACAAACTATGCGTTCAATGCCATTAGCTAGACTTTGGATATGGAAAGATTTTATGAATGAAGCTAGTAATTCATTTACTGCAAAGCGTTACTAATTGTGCGTTGAGCATTTTGTTAAACAGGAGTAGGGTTTTGGCATGACAATTAACATAGCTGACAACACACCACGAGTATCATATGCAGTAGCGCAAGGGGTCACTCAGACTTCCTTTACAGTTTCGTTTGAGTTTTTTGCTGAAGCTGATCTTAACGTATATGTAGATGGAACTCTTAAAACATTAACTACTGATTACACAGTAAGCGGCGGTGATGGTTCTACAGGCACAGTAACTATGACTGTTGTTGGTGCTGCTGGCGGTAGCACTGTTGTTATTACCCGAGCAATTGCGCTTGAAAGAACGACTGACTTTCCGCCTTCTGGCGCATTTCAAATTAATTCATTAAACACAGAGCTTGATAGGTTTACTGCAATATCTGCTGATTTGAACGATGAGATTGGTCGATCACTTCGATTAACAGATTATGACGCTGCTGCAAATCTAACATTGCCTACGGTTGCTAGTCGTGCTGGCAAGGTACTGGCATTTGATGTAACAACTGGCGATCTTGTTAATGGTCCATCTACCGCTGGTGTAACCACTGTTGCTGCGGCTGCTGCTGACATTGCAACATTAGCTGACATTGAAGATGGTACTACAGCTACAGACGCTATATCTGGGTTAGCTGCAATCAAAGCTAACGTGACGACTGCGGCTAATATTGCAGGCAACATAACTACGGTTGCAGGGATTTCGTCTAATGTTACATCGGTAGCTGGTAACGAAAGTAATATTAATACGGTTGCAGGAAACAATACGAATATTAATACGGTTGCAGGAGTTAGTAGTGATGTAACTACAGTTGCAGGTATAAGTAGTGATGTTGCTGCTGTAGAAAATATTGCTGCTAATGTAACAACTGTTGCTGGCATCAATAGTAATGTTACTACTGTAGCTGGTGTGTCAGCCAACGTAACAACTATAGCTGGCATTAGCTCAGATGTAACAACATTAGCTAATGCTTTATCTGCAACTACAACATACGCTGTAACTGTTGCCAGTGTAGGCGGGTCAAATGTGTTTGTGCTAGATGGTTCTAACAACCCAGCAATTCAATTTGATCGTGGTAACACATACATTTTTGATCAGTCTGATGCCAGTAATTCTGGTCATACATTAGCATTTAAGAATGGCAGTAGTAGCTATACAACAGGCGTAACAACTACTGGTACGGCTGGGCAAGCTGGAGCCAAAACAACTATTATTGTTGATGCTGGTGCGCCATCTAGCGGATTACTTTACTATTGTGTTGCTCACGGTAATGCAATGGGTAACACCATTAGCACCGTGACAAGTAATTTTGCTGTGGTTGCTAGTAACATAGGAAACATTAATACTGTAGCTGGTGCTAACAGCAATGTAAGTTCTGTTGCGGGTTCTATAGCAAATGTAAACACTGTTGCTGGGTCATTAACCGCTGTTACTTCATTTAACGATTTGTTTACGGCTGGCTCATCTGCACCATCATCGCCTAGTGCTGGCGATCTTTGGTATGACACAACAAACAGCCAGTTAAAGGTTTATGTTGGGTCATCATTCCAGATTGCTGGTGCATACTTACAAGGTTTAACATCAACGCATGTGTTTACAGCCACAAACAATCAGACAACATTTACAACTGATGATGCCAGCCAAACCATGTCAATATATGCTAATGGTAACACGCTTGTATTTAAGAATGGTATTCGGTTAGTCGAGGGTGCTAACGGATCAACAAACGATTATCATATTAGCGGCAATAATGTAGTTCTTAATGCTGGCGCAACAACTGGTGACATACTTTATGTTGAGGTTTTTACTAAAGTAAGCACAACGCAAGAGACTTCTTTGAATGCTCTTGTAACATCAGCAACAACACAAGCTAACACTGCAACAACAAAAGCATCTGAAGCAACAACAGCTAAGACTGCGGCAGAAACGGCTCAAACCGCTGCTGAAACTGCAAAGACTGCTAGTGAAACTGCGAAGACCGCATCGGAAACAGCGAAGACCGCATCGGAAGCAGCGCAGACTGCGGCTGAAGCTGCACTGGATAGCTTTGACGATAGATATTTAGGAGCAAAATCGTCTGCTCCATCTACAGACAACGACGGTAATGCGCTTGTTACTGGTGCAATTTACTGGAACAGCACATCTAATACATTACAAGTTTGGGATGGTTCTGCATTTCAGCAAGGTGCATTCACTGCTGGCAGTTTGCTTGCCAATGTAGTCGAGGACACAACTCCTGTTCTTGGAGGATCGCTTGATGTTGGAACGAATAGTATTGTTTCTGTCAGCAACCGCGATATTGCTATCACTCCAAATGGTACTGGCAATGTGGTTCTTGATGGATTAAATTACCCACAAGCAGATGGATCAAATGGTCAGTTCTTAAAGACAGATGGATCAGGTCAGTTGTCTTTTGGCACAGTTTCAACGCCCAGCTTGTCTAGTCTTGGCATAGCTAATCACAACAATTTATCAGTTGATGGCAGTGGCAATGTTGCGCTTGGCGCAAGCAGCGTATCATTTGGCACAAGCAAATGGGCAATTGTACTAGACGGTAATGATTTAGATTTTCAATACAACGGCAGCACTGTTTTCAAGCTGGCCTCAAGCGGGGCTGTAACGAGTGCTGATAATATCACAGCTTATGGGAGTCCATAATGGCAACAACTAAAGCATTATTAATGGCTAATTTGATAGACGCTAATGGTGATATTCAAGCTACAAATCTTGATAATGTTGCAGCATTTCCTACCGGCTGGTCTGCTGCATTAGATGGCTCTGACATGGTTTTTATCTATAACAGCGTTGAAGTATTTAAAATTACAACGGCTGGTGCTGTTGTGGCTAAGGATAACATCACAGCATTTGGAACACCGTAATGGCTATAGCAGCATCAGGCGCAGTATCATTTAGTGATCTTAGAACCGAGTTTGTTGGCGGCTCGTCAGCAATTTCCATGAGCGATCTTTATCTTGGTGGCTCTAACATTTTGACAAAAGCTGGTGATAACCCAGCGGTAAATATGGCGGCATCTGTGCCGACAAGTGGCCTTATAGATGTGCAAGATTTTTACAGTACAGCCAAAGCTTTTAAAAATACTGTTAGCAGTTCAACAACCAATGTTGATGCTAATGCTTTGTTTGGTGATGACTACGATGTTAACTATCCAAAAATTATAGACATAAATTCTGGCGTTACTATTGGCGGCAGCGGTGATGAAGCTATCGACATTCCAAGTGGACTAGCGTCAACGCTTACTATTAACAACGCAGGAACAGTCATTGGTTTTGGTGGTGCGTCTGCTGGAGCAGCCGGTGGCTCTGCTATAAACTGCGCCTCAAGCGGCGTAACCATCAATAACACAGGCCAAATTTCTGGTGGCGGCGGTGCTGGAAATGTAGGCGGTCAAGGCGGCAACGGAAGCTACACATCATCGTCTACTGTTTATCAAGCTGGTACTTTTGCAAATGGCTATGCCACTAGAAGATGGGAACATGTCCATGCTAGTTACGCATGGTATTTGCGATGGGATGGTGATCTGATTGCTTCGGGGCTTAGTAGTGCAAATTACACAAGCGGTGGAACTACTTACACACAAGGCTCTTATCTTTTTGCGTTAAGTGCAGACACTCACGTTTATAGTATAGGTGTAGCAACCACTGCTACTTCTACCGGCGCGGCTGGTGGCTCATTTGGCGTGGGTGCTGGATATAATCAAAGTGCCACAAACGGTGGGTCAGGCGCATCTGGATCGAATAATGCTGGAAATGGCGGGGCGGGATCAAATGGTGCTGCTCTGGGAACAGCGGCAGCAACATCGACTGCCGGTGCAAACGGAAATGCCACAAACGGAGCAGCCGGAAACGCTGGTGGCGCAGCCGGAGCAGCCGTAACAGGTACATCAGTCACAATGAATAACACAGGAACCTTACACGGAGCAGTAGCATGACAAATTATAACATTGAAAAAGTTGAGGATGGTATTGCGACTTTACGTTACGCCGACAATAGCTGGACTGAAATTGTTTTGGCGTCAGACATGACGGAGGCTGACCTTGATGATTTGGCATTACAGTTTGCACCTAAAACTGGAGCAAAACCTAGCTTTCTTTCCGTTGGTGATACTAGGACAGCAACGGCTAAACCTGTCGAAGAAGTTACAGATAACAGACCAAACTGGCTTAAAGCAAGGCAAAATGCTTATGGTGCAATAGAAGCACAACTTGAGTACATCACAGAAAATGGTTTGGAAGCATGGCAGACGCACGTTGCTCAAATCAAAGCTGATAATCCAAAGCCTGATTGATGAAACCAACAGCCGCATCAGTTCAGTCTCAGATAGACACACATGAAGCAGTGTGCGCTGAACGCTGGCGTGAAACCATCATTCGTATCAAGCGCATCGAACACATTATGATTGGTTCTGCTGGCACTACAATCGTACTGCTGTTGAGTGTTGTAATGCGAGGCTGACATGGTAGTTGCTGAGGTACTAACTGGTATTGCGTTAGTCCA